ACTTAAAATTAATGCAGTAATTCAAAAATACATTGACATGGCTATATCAACTAATGTATACTACAACTATAGTCATTATGAAAATAATATTCTTCCAGACGCAAAAGTTATGAAAGAACTCATTTACGCTTATAGTCTTGGCTTAATAAGTTTATATTACAATAATACAGACGATGGAGATAAAGAGCAATCATTAAATCAAAAAGAAGATAGAGATTGTTCTAGTGGAGCGTGTAAACTATAGTCCATGAAAACAGTATTAAATTTTAAAAATATAGACACCACTAAACAACCATTATTTCTTGGTGAAGATCTTAACCTTCAAAGATATGATCGTTTTAAGTATCCAATATTTTTTGAATTATTTAAAAAGCAAAACGAAAATTTTTGGTGGCCTCATGAAATAGCATTAGGAAAAGATAGAAGTGATTATAAAAATCTAACTGATACAGAAAGGTTTGTATTTGATAGTAATTTAAGATTCCAAACACTTGGAGATAGTATGCTTTCTAGAAGCATTCATTCCTTGAAAGATTATGTAAGTAATCCAGAACTTGAAATTTGCATGAATACTTGGGCTCAATTTGAAGGCATCCATAGTTACTCTTACTCTTATCTCTTAAACAATGTATATCCAGACCCAACTAAATTCTTTGACAGCATCATGGAAGACAAAGAAATTACAAGTCGCGCCGAGTTAATTAGAAATAATTTTGATAAAATTCTTGGTAGTGATGAAAAGAAAGATCCTAAACAAAAGATTTTTGATGCTATTCTTTCTATTAATGTAATGGAAGGACTTGTATTTTATGTTTCATTTGCTTGTTCTTTTTATTTTGGATACAGAGGTAAGATGGAAGGTAATTCTAAGATTATTAAATTCATTCAACGAGATGAAGCTCTGCATTTTGCAGTTAGTCAAAATCTACTTAAAATCTTAAGAGATGAAGATAAAGAAGGTTTCACAAGTATAGTAAAGAAAAGTGAAGATAAGATTTATGCTTTTTATGAACAAGCCGCTAAAAATGAAAGTGAATGGTCTAAATATCTATTTAGTAATGGTAGCTTACTTGGATTAAATGCTGAAGTATTAGATGGTTATTCTAAATGGCTGTGCGATTCTAGGTTAAGAAGCCTTGGTTACAAGAAAATATTTAATCAAAAAGACAATCCTATTGGTGGCTGGCACGATAGTTACTTAGATAGTAGCAAAGTACAAGTTGCACCTCAAGAAACAGAAATTTCAAGTTATAAAGTTGGAGCAAGAAAAACTGATATTTCTGATGATGACTTTGGTGATTTAAAGCTGTAATAATTATATATTAATGTGTAATTATCTATGTGAATTTAGATATTACAATATTATTTAATTTGATTTTAGGAGCACTATCTTTCCTTGGAGGATGGTTATTTACTAGAGTATTCTCTCTTTTTGATAAGCAAGAGAATCTAATGAAAGAGATTAACGATAAAACTTTTAGCGACTTTATAACTCTAAGAAAAGAAATGGAATCAGAGAGCAGAAAACACCAGCAAGAAATCTCAGATTTAGCTTTAAAAATTTCAACTACTTATGTTACTAAAGAATCTTTCGATGATTACTTTGATAGAATAGAAGCTAAATTAGATCGTAATTTTGATATAATTCAGCAACATTTATTAAATAAAAATAAAAATTAACTGTAAGAATCTACATGATTGTTTCAGATAGGGATATAGATTTTTTTGCCAAGAAATTAAAACTGTCTGAAGAAAAAACTTTTTTATTAATACAAGATCCAGAATGCTTACCAGAAATATTAAATAAAATTTGCGAAGAAAACATAGATGGTATTATTGATATAAGTTTTCCAGTCTTTGCAGAAATAACTATTATAAAATATAGCAAAGATTTAAAATACTCTTTTGAAGAAAAAGAATATGTTTCAGAAGCAGTTGGTTTAAAATTTTACGATTTAATAGGAGAACCTATTGTTCAAAAATCTATACTTGAATTTAAACATGACGAAGATACAGCTAAATCATTACTCGTATTCTTAGGATTCTTTTATAAAAATTTAAACAAACCAAGAAGAGCTTATCCATCAGAGAATACTTATTATAATATAGCTAAAAATGGTTTTGAAAATTCTGATAAAATACATATATCAGAACATCTTAAGGATTGGATTAAAGTCTTAAGAATAATACATAATGAAGTATGGTTTTAATATAACTCTCTTCTTGATTATTTAACTTTTCTTTGATATCCAAAAGGGCTTTACCTCCAGATGTAATATATCTGAAGCTAAGTATTATCAATCCAACTTTTCTTTTGACTCCAAATTTTACTGCGATCTCAGCAGTAAACGGGCCATCGCACTTATGGATCAGAGGTAGCTTCGATCACTACATTCTGCGATGCCTATAGCTACATTTCCTTATTTAGCCATATAATGTACAAATTAAGGTTTTAATAGTTGTCAGCCCTTATGACATTGCTATCTCAAGGATTGATAGTTGATTTTTTGACATCAACAAACTGCTCTAATTGGGAACTATGTACCTATATACTATTTTAATTTTAAACTTTTGTCAAATTTTATTTATAATACATATAAATGCAAGTCATAAAAAATAAAGCTAGATGGACAATTTATTCAGCTAAATGCGTAAAGAATTATAATATTTTTAATGATAATATTTATGATCAACCAGATCAATACCCATGTATAGCCATACCTCAATTAATTTCAGATATTAATGGCACAAGAATTAAATTTAATTTTGTTTATAAAAAAGATTGCAAAAAATTATTAAAAGCTTTATAATGTGTAATATCAGTTAGTTCTTTAACATTGGGCCAGATTTGGTTTCGATTTTAGGAATTAGAATTGAAATGCAAGTGGAGGTTGAATCGTGGACTCCTTAAAAAGTTTCACTTATATTAACTGCCAAAACAGCAAAATATAAAGGTCATATTTCAGCAAGAGCTTCTCTTGTTGAGATGACCGCTTCTGTAGCCTAAGTTCTACAGCGTGACTACCTTGACACATCTATTGGATAGTTGCGTAATTAGATGTTTGATTATAAGAAGTTTTTTTATTCTTTTATATTCAATACTCAAAATAAAATCGCTAAGTATGTTTGTTATTTATCTATACAAAGTTAAAAATAAAAATAACTAAACTTGTAGTATTTTAATTTGGATTCTCTAAAAGAAGCGGTTCGACTCCGCACTGGTCCAAGTATTTTATTGACATTTATAATTTTTATATTTATAATAGTATAATGGCAGTAAAAATAATCTGTACGGAATGTAGTAAAGAACATGAAATAAGACAAGGTGATTATAATAGAAAAATTAAGGCTGGTCAAAATAAATTTTATTGCAGTTTAAAATGCTCTGGAAAAGCTGATTATAAAAATAATCCAAATAAATTAAAAAAATTTAAAGAAGTTAATGCCAGTAGAATAAAAAAATACTGTGGATGTAGACTTGACAAATATAGTCCATTTAAATATCATGCAAATAAAGCTAGATCACGAAGTAAAATAAAAGGTTATCAAACAGATTTAACCAAAGAATATCTAAAAGAAGTTTGGGATAATCAAAATGGAATTTGTCCTTACACTGGAATAAAGATGGAAATATCTAGAACAAGTCAAGATGAGGATATCAAGAAAACTCCTACAAAAGCAAGCCTTGATAGAATTGATCCGAATATAGGATATATACAAGGCAATGTTGAATTCGTATGCTATTGTGTTAATGTAATGAAAAATGATTTCACAAAAGATCAGATGATAACTTTTATAAATCAAATTAAAAAAGAATTTTAAAAATTATATAATTGCGTGTAATATAAAGCATGGCGTATCAAGTAGCACCACTTCCAATATCGAGGCCCAACCAAACACTGAATAGCTTTAATGCAACTGCTATGACGCCTCCTGGGGCATATAAGTCTGAAGCTATTCCACAACCAACAGTTCCAGTTATTACTCTTTCATCAGTTGGAAATTCAACCATAGTTATAGGTGTAACTAATCATGCATCAAATGCTGGATCGATATATGGTTATGTAGTTTATGCTAATGGAGTAGCTAGGGGAACCTATATTCCAGAAGCAGGCGTTATAAAAATAACAGGTTTACCAAATAATTATCTATATAAAATTAAAGTTAAAGCACAAATAGGCTATTGGTTAAATTTTAACGCTGGCGGTAGCCTCTCAGCTTATTCAGAAAGTGATTTTAGCAACGAAGTTCAGGGAACTCCAACAATTAGTCTTGCTCCAAAATCAGCACCAAGCATGAATAGAAATCAGGTAGATATTAAATACGTTTCAAGCAACGTATATCAAAAATGTTTTCCAACTGGTACTTCGACATATGGAGAAATTTATGAAGGACAATTTTATGATGTTGGTAAACCAATTTACTTTCAACCAAACATGCTAATTGGAACTTTCACAGCAGAAGCCGTTTTAAAAGCAAAAATTAATTATGGAGGACTTGACAATCTTTATTGTGGAGGAGTAAATTATGTTTTTTCTGATATTAGAATAAATGTTGATACAAATCCTTTTATTGATTTATTATGTTTTGATCTTGAAAAGAATGACACTTATTCAGACGGAGATACTTTAGCACAAATGTATGATAGAAAATTATATGAATTAAAGTGGTACAATGATGTAAGCACCGCTCAAGACTCACAACTAAGTGTAGATCATTTTAATGTAGATATAGCTAGTCAATTAAAAAGAGAATTCGTTCTTGCAAGACCATATATTGCTGAAAAAATTAAAAAATATATGAAAAACAACATGACTGAACTTTTAAAATCATCAGATGCTTTGAGAGCTTTTTTAGATGTAACTAATCTTAATACTCCTGGAATAAAAACCTTTTATAAAGACTTCATTCTTCCTTATGAAGGATTAATTTACATAAAACCTCATATTATAGCATCAACTTTTAAACAAGGAGACAGCGGAACAACAACATTTTCATATGCAATGGTAGACGCTCGAACTAGACAAGAAGTTAAATTCACAAAATCAAATGTCTCGTCTTCTGTTATATTAGCTCCACCTCAAACAGCTGATAGCTTTACGTTTTCACCCTTAAAACCTTTATTAGATGCAAGTGATATTTTTGGTCCAACAGCCGAAGAATTTGCAACACCATTAAATTTTAACACAGTATGAAAACTCTAGATCAAATTTGGGAAGAAAATTTTGATACTATAGCTCCTGAAACATACGGAGGATCAGATTGCGGTAATCAAATAGGAGGAGGAGCAGAGCCTAACCAAAAAGATCCTTTAAAGACTCTTACAGATAAACTCAAGGAAGTAGCAAATGATCCAGCGCTTTCAAATGCTGCTAAAGAAGCTAAATTACAGCAGATCCTTAACGATTCAAAAAAACCAGCACAACAAGGAAAAGGCCCAATTAATGACGGACCAGATCCTTTTTATAAACTACCTTCGCCAGGAGGAGGGGGAGGAGGGGGAGGAGGAGGAGCAAACACTGATCCTACTAGTGGTCCAGTTACTAATCCTGGAGTTCCTACTTTTGAAAATCCCACAATTAATCTTGGTGGAGCAATAGATATTGATATCGCTAATGATGGCACAGCAAAAGTTAGTTTTAGAGGAATAACTCCCACCACCGCGGATGCAATAAAAGCTGCTCTATCAGCAGCAATGGCAGCAAAAAATGCAGCTTGCGCAAATAACAAAGGAGGAGGGGGAAATGGCGATCCACAAACAGATCCAGTAACCCCAACACCTACTCCAACAACTCCACTAGTAACACCAGCTCCTACACCTCCAGCCGTCAATCAGCCATTTAGACCAATCCCGCCTATAAGAATTCGTCCTGGTGCTGGAAGCATTGGTGGACCACCAGTAGATTAATAATATTCACCACAATAACATTGAAAAATAAATACTATTTACTATAATATAATAGTGAATATACTTTGGCCAGATATACATAAAAATCTCACTAAAAATATTGCAAAAGCATTTAATCTTTTGGGACATACCTTAATTCTTCCAAGTTCAGATTATATACCAACAAATTTACCGCCAAAACAATTCAATCAATGGGTATGGAATACAAACTGGACTCAAGATAAAGCTGATGTTGAATTTCAACATAAAAATGTAAAAGTTTTAAACAAACAAGAAATTTTAGATCTTAAACCAGAAATAGTATTTGTCACAAGCTTTGAAACTCAATTTGAAATATTAAATGAAATTTGGCCACACTTAAAAGATAAGAGTAAGCTGGCTTGCTATAGTGGTAATGATTATTGGGATGGAGCTTATCCATTTTATATTATTAAAAATTATCTTTGTGCAGATTATCTTGGTTTCTGTTTAGCTAACAAATACAAAGTAAATCATCTTTATTATAAACCTTGGGTTGATTATGATAGATGCACTTTTGATGGACCAACAGATGGAAATATAATTGGAATTTATATCTCAGAATACGAAAAGAATTTTAATCAAGAATACAACATGAGTAAAGGATTACAAGTAATAACTCCATATATAGATTATCATTATCACACAGATAGTTCTCAAGAAGAATTAACTAAAAGTTTAAAGTCTAGTATTGCAACTCAGCATATTAAACATCTTGAAGGATATGGTATAGCAGTAATTGAAAGCATGGCTTGTGGAAGACCAGTTTTAATGCATCGCCAAATGGCAAAAAATAAAAGCTTAATGAATTGGAGCATTGAGAATGCAACAGTATTATTTTTTGAAAGCCAGCACGAATATATAGCAAAATTAAAAGCATTATACGATAGCAAAGAATACAGGCATTTTCTTCAATATACAACAGCTAGTGTTATAAGACAAATTATAGATAATGATGCAGAAACTGAAAAGCTTGGACATTTCCTTAATAATCTAGTATAATTTTTAAATTGTGAAAATCTGGCTCTGTGGAATTACCCAAAATGAGAAGCAGAATATTGACGATATGACCAAAGACATATATCAATATTTTGATGGGTTAATTTTTGTGGATGGTGGATCAACAGACGGCACATTAGACATATTAAATGCAAGAAAAGGCCAAGGAAAGATCATAAATAGAGAATGGTCAAATGATCACGATCTTCAAATGAATGGGTTTTTAAGAGCAAATGTAATGCAAAATGGCGATTGGTTTATTATTCGGGATAGTTGCGAAAGGCTAGATATAGATTGGGTAAAAAATTTACGTAATTTTATAGAAAACTTTTTAGAAAAAAATAAAGTAAATAGTTGCGTTGATAGACAAAAAGCTTTTCTTGTTAAATACTTTGATGATATGATATTTCAAGGAAGTCCACACTGGGGCCTTCAAGGAATGAGGGCTGGCTATGTTGATCTTTATGAATATTACGGTAAAAACCAACAATTATTCGCATGGGAGGAAAGACCATCTCAAAGAAAACATTATATTGATAGCGATATGAAGTATTATTTTGTTTATGGAAGATCAAATCATTGCGTTCTTCATTATTATGATAATGGAAGAACTCCAGAAAGATATCAACAACAAGAAAATATAAGACAAAATTTTAGATCCTTTTGTGAAAGTTTAGGGATAAAATTCAAGCTAGAATCGCTAAAAGATTATTGGAGAAATAATCAGATGAATGACAATATGAAATTTTTCATTAATAATGAAAGACTTATAAGAAGATTCTACAGATTAAATATCTTAAATCATTCATTAGAACAAATTAATTCTTCAGAAGAATGGATATTAGAATGAAATTAGTTGATTGTTTTATGTATTTTAATGAAAAAGATATTGTATATCTTAGAATAAAAGAATTATACGACGTAGTAGATTATTTTGTAATTAATGAAGCTACGAAAACTCATCAAGGCCAAAACAAAGAATTGTCTTTTTGGAAAGATGCTAGATTACAAGAATTTAAAGACAAGATCGTTTACTCGCCAATAGAGTTAGATGGAAGATTTGATCCTTTAATGCCTAAGTTTTTTCCAGACGCAAAGATTGGTTTAAAAGAGCATGAACAAAGAATAAGACTTTTTGAACAAATCGAATCATTAAATCTAGATGATCTAGATACAGTAATGATTTCAGATTGTGATGAGATTCCTAATAAAAATATCTTTCAAGATATGATTAAGTATCCAATCGTTGCACTAAATCAAATGTTTTTTGTCCATTATATTGATGTTTATACAAACAAAAATGTTACTGGAACTGTATCTTGTAAATACGAAGGGCTAAAACATTTGAATACCTTATGTTTTGGGATGGGATTTCAGCTTTTAAGACGAGATAAAGATTTTATGCCAAGAATAGAAAATGGTGGATGGCATTATTCTTATATGGGTGGAGCAAAATCAGTTAGTCAAAAAGTAATTTCAACATATGACGGGAACTTAAACTCTGAATGGAAAACAGAAGAAGCAGCCCAACGATTAATTGATGAAAGTATAAAAAATAAACAAAGTCCATTTTCTCAAGAACCAATTAGTATATTAGATTTTAAATACGCAACGATTAGTGATCTGAATTTTATAACTGCAAAACAAGGAGGTTGGCACAAACAATCCGCAAAATGTGAATTACATCCTAAAGTATTAGAATTAGATTTTAATGGAGATTTTGAAAATTTGAGGTACATAAGATGAGCAACCCTTTTGATTTTTTCGAAGAAATTTATTGTATTAATTTGAGTTATCGCACAGATAAATGGAAAATGTGTCTAGAGCAATTTGAAAAACTAAACATACATAAAAGAGTAGAAAGATTTGAAGCAATAAAATTTGAAGGATCGCACCCATATGTAAATATTCGTTCAGCTGGATGTTTCGCTTCGCATAGAGCAGCTATCAATTTAATTAAAGAACGTAATTTAAATAACGCTTTGATTTTTGAAGATGATGTTGAATTTATTACAAATACAGAAAATACATATAAAAATTTAAAGCTATCCCTAGAAGAATTAAAGCTACAAAAATATTGGGATATATTTTATTTAGGAATGCATGTCAATATGGATATAAATAAGCATATAAATAAAGAACATATTCCTCCACTAGAAAGAATTAGTCCTAATTTATTAAAAGTTAATACTGCGTTATGCGCTCACGCTCAAGCATACAGCAAAGAAGCTTCAGAAATTATTAGCTCAAACATTCCATCTGGAAAAGATATTATACCTTGGCTTCAAAAAAATGAAAGTGTTGATGGATGGATTTTAAGACACATGTTACCAAGAGGAATATCATTTTCTACAAATGAATTTTTAGCTACGCAAAGAGAATGTTTTTCTGACAACAACCTAGTAATGACAAGACTAGATAAACATTTTGTTACAGAATTTAATAAACTCAGGCCTGTATGATTACGTTTTCTAAATTAGGTTATTATGGAGCAATCGGAAATCAACTTTTTCAGTACGCCACTTTATATTCAATAGGTAAATTGAATGGGTATCAAGTTAAAATTCCAAAAACAGAGGAGCATTTTGAAGAAGGTACAAAAAGAATTCAACATTATTTTTTTAATTGTTTTAAAAATATATCCGCAGAAATTCTTAATAAAGAAGATCTAAGCTTAATAAAAAATATAGCTAATTGGGGATATCCAGCTCTTTTTAATCCAGAAGTATTAAAAATACCAGACAACACAGATCTAGAGGGATATTTTCAATCTTACAAATTTTTTCAAGATTTTAAAATTGACTTAATAGGCCAACTTCAATTTAAGGATTCAATAATAGATTCAGTTCATAAGAAGTATAATTTTGAATTGAATAACTTTTCATCAGTTCATTTAAGATGTGGAGATTATATTGGTAGAGACAATCACCACCCTATAATGAATAAAAATTATTATCAAAAAGCTTTTGAAGCAATTAATACTTCTAACTATTTAGTTTTTTCTGATACAATTGATTACGCAAAGCAGATATTCAGTAAATTCAAAGATCTAAATTTTATATATATAGAAAATAATCACGCATTTGAAGATATGTATCTTATGTCTAGTTGTCAGAATAATATTTTAGCCAACAGCAGTTTTGCTTGGTGGTCAGCGTATATAAATAAAAACAACAATAAAGTTATAGCACCCTCTAATTGGTTTGGTCCAGCATATAATGGTCAATGGAGACTTGATGATCTTATACCTAATGATTGGGTTATAATATGAGCAAAGTAATTTGGAATGTTTTAGATGGTCATTTTGCACATGATAAATATTCTGTGGCTGGAAGAGATGCCGAATATGTAAATTGGGATAGAGAATTAAAGAACCTAGACAATCCAACATTTTACTCTCATATGGAAATGTTTAAGATAGATAAATTAAATACTCCTAAAGAAAATTCATATGGATTAATTTTTGAATCAAGAGGAATAGATTTACAAACATATGGTTCAATAGAATCATTAATACCAAAATTTAATAAAGTATTTACTCACAACTCTGAATATTTAAAAAAATATGAAAATTGTAAATGGATTCCAGGAGGAGGAATATGGGTTGGGGGAAGATCAGATGCACCTCATGGAGAGGGTGAAATAAAAATACAAGAAAAAACCAAATTATGTTCAATGGTTTCCTCTACTAAACAAATGTGCGGAGGACATTTAACTAGATTAGGAATTATGAACTTACTAAAAGATAATGCCCAAGTAGATAAATTTTTGGGTGGAGGTGGGCCAGGTCAAGAAGGATGGATACCAATTTTTAAATCTCTAAAAGACTATATGTTTTCAATCGTTATTGAAAATTATGTAGACGATTTATATATAACAGAAAGAATACTAAATTGTTTTGCTACAGGAACAATACCGATATATTTAGGTGCACCAAATATAGGCTCAATTTTTAATGAAAAAGGCATAATTCAATTAGTACACTTACCCACAATAGAAGAATTTAATAATATGATTAATAATTTAAACGCAGATTTTTATTATGAAAGAATAGATGCAATTAAAGAAAACTTTGAAAGGTGTAAACAATATAAATCAATAGAAGATTATATATATAATACATATTTTACAAAATGAATTTTACATTTGGAATAATAACTTCATCAGCAAATCCAATTATTGATTTAAATAAAATAATCAATTCAATTATACAGCTAAATATTCCAAATTATGAAATAGTTATCATTGGTGGAAACAAACAATACCAATCAAATAATTTAAGCATTTATTCATTTGAAGAAAATCCTAACGGAGCATGGATAACTAAAAAAAAGAACTTAATAACAAAATATGCAAAATATGAAAATATAGTATATTTACATGATTATATTATCTTTGATAAAGATTGGTATATAAATTTTTTAAACTTTGGAAATGATTTTAAAGTCTGCATGAATCAGATAATAAATACAGATGGAACTAGATTTAGGGATTGGACGCTTTGGGCAGAATCTGCAGAAGAAATAGCGATACCTAATCCATATTATCTTATACCCTATAGCATAAAAAATTTATCCAAATTAATGTATTTTTCTGGTTCATATTGGGTAGCCAAAAAAGAAATAATGGAAGAATTTCCACTAAATGAAGATTTGCTTTGGGGCCAAAGTGAAGATGTAGAATGGTCAAAAAGAATAAGAGAAAAATATAATTTTTCTATTAATGAAAACTCAATAGTTAGGTTATTAAAATATAAAGATCCAGCATTTTTAAATTCCAATAATTTAGAAAAAATTAAAGAAATAAATCAAACTAAAAAATTTCACAATATATGAAAATTGCTATTTGTTTATCTGGAATGCCTAGACACTTTGAAGAATGTTTTGAATCTATAAAAGAAAATATAATTGATTTGTATGATACAGATATTTTTATTGATGTATGGGATGATAAAATTTCAGATGACATAAATCATACAAATCCACAAAGCGGAGTAAGGCCAACTAGGAACCATAAAAATATAAATTTAATTTATGATTTATATAAACCTAAAATCTATAAAATAGAAAATTATGATGAAAATAGACGCAAAGCTTTTATTAATTTAATTCCACAGTTCAATAAAATAGACATAAGAAGCTCAAGATTTTATTCATCTTATTATAAAATTTTTTCTTGTAAAAACTTAAAAACTTCATATGAAAAAATTCATAATTTTAAATATGATATTTGCATGAGAATTAGATTAGATTGTTTTATTTTAAATAAATTTAATATTCCAAACACAATAAAAGATAACGAAGTATTTATGCCGTTCTTTGCGAATCAGGGCGGAGTCAATGATCAAATCTGGTACGCAAATTCAGAAACTTATGATAAAATTTGTGACTTATATTATAACATACATCATCTTTCACAATATTTAGACAATACCCCAGAAAATATATTGAATATATATTTACAATTAATGAATATTAATGTTAAATTAGTTGGCGAAAACTATAATAATTTTATTATATACAAGTACATAGATTTTATATTTAATGAAAAGTTTTCTGGAAAACAATATATTTTAGAAAAATATAAAAATCTTCTCATTTTATAATAATTTTAAGAAATAAAAGAATTAAATCAATATAATAACACATGAATAATGAAAAATTATCAAATATAGGATTTTTAATAACTGCATATAAACAAAAAGATCTAGTTATAGAAAATATAAAAAGAATCAAATCTTATAAATTATTCGATAAACCTAAAATAATAGTAGTTTCAACATCTGAAGTTGATGTTGGATTCAAGGAAATAGAACAATATGAAAATGTTTATTTTATAGACTTTAAAGATGCTCCTAAAATGAGCAGTCGCGCTACAAAGGAGTTTGTTCAAAGGATTTTCTTTTCAATGAGATTAGGTTTAATTAAAGCTAAAGAATTAAATATAGAAAAAATATTACATTTACATAGTGATACATATTGGGATCCACAAAAAGAAAATAATTTATATAATATTTTCTTAGAGTTAAGTAACTACATGCTAATTTGCGATATATGTACAGCAGAAGATGGATCAGTTGCTAATGGTAAAAAAATACACATTCATCCAGAAGGCTTATTTTTTAATATGAAAGAATGCGATAAATATGGATATGGGTTTAATTTTGATAGAATTTGGTGTTCAGAATTTAATTCAAATAACATGGCTTCCCCAGAAGGATTATTAGGTTTCTATGCAATATATTGTTTATCAAATAAAGTTATTATGGATTTTAACACAGAAATACCACAAATTTATTATGATAAAATAAAATTTTTAATGCTTAGAGATTATCATGGTATTTTTGATCACGGATTATGTAATATAAAAACAGATCAATAATTTATGATTAAGCTTATAATTTTTGATCTAGACGGAGTGCTCATTGATGCTAGAGAAATTCATTACGAAGCTCTTAATAGAGCTATATCTCTCGTGGGAAAAGATTTTATAATAAATAAAGAAGAGCATTTATCCACATATGATGGATTACCAACAAAAAAGAAACTAGAACTACTATCTAAAAATAAAAATCTACCAACAGATAAGCATAGCTTGATTTGGGACAATAAACAAAAATTTACAATAGAAGTAATTAACGAAACAGTAAAAGAAGACGAAAGAATTAAATCTATACTTAAAGAATTAAAGAAAAGTGGATATAAAATATATGTAGCTTCAAATTCTATTAAAGAAACAATCAAAACTATCTTATTGAGAAAAGATTTTATGGAATATATTGACAATTATTATTCTAATGAAGATGTTAAAAACCCTAAACCAAAAGCTGAAATATATTTAAAATGTATGATTGACGCTGGGGTTGATCCAGATGAGTGTTTAATAGTCGAAGATTCAATAGTAGGTAGAAAAGCTGCAATTAAATCTGGAGGAAATTTACATCCAGTATTAAATACAAATGATATTAATCTAGAGAAAATAATAGACAATATTAATAAAATTAACAATAATAAACTAATGAAGCCTAAATGGAAAGATGATAAAATGAAGGTATTAATTCCAATGGCTGGAGCAGGAACTCGTTTTGAGAAGGCTGGCTATACATTCCCTAAACCACTCATAGAAGTAAGAGGCAAGCCAATGATTCAAGTAGTTATTGATTCTATTGCTATTGATGCAAAACATGTATTTATTGTGCAAAAAAGCCATTATGAAGAATACAACTTAAAAGACACATTAAATTTAATTAGCCCAAATTGCGAAATTGCCTTAACAGAAAAACTAACAGAGGGCGCAGCTTGTACAACATTATTAGCTAAAGAATATATTAATAATGATTACCCATTACTCATTGCAAACTCAGATCAATATGTAGATTGGGACAGTAGTGAATTCATGTACTCCATGATGGCAGATAATATTGACGCTGGTATTCTTGTATTTGAATCAACTCATCCTAAATGGAGTTTTGCTAAGTTAGATGAAAACGGATTTGTATCTGAAGTAGCAGAGAAAAAACCAATTAGTAATCTAGCTACAGTTGGAATTTATTTTTGGAGAAAAGGTTCTGATTACGTAAAGTACGCAGAGCAAATGATTTGCAGGAACATTAGAGTTAATAATGAATTCTATGTTTGCCCAGTATTCAATGAAGCAATTCGAGATGGTAAAAAAATAAAAGTATTTAAAATTGAAAATGATAAGATGTGGGGCATTGGAACACCAGAAGATTTAAATTATTTCCTAGAAAATAACAAGTAGTGAAGAAGTCTTGTATTATTGCACCAATTCATGCGCTTCATTTTCTAACCCATGGTATAGATTTCATTGGTAGTTATAACCGCTACTTTAATGATTCAGATATTTTTTTAATATTTTCGTCTAAAGAAGAGTCTGATCAATTTAAATTAATAGCTGGAGACCTTAAATACGAATCAATTGTCTGCACAGAACAATTAGGTGTTAGCCCGATAACTCAAAAGAAATTCTTTGGATTAAAATATATATTTGAAAATACATCTTTCGATAGAGTTGGCGTAATAGATATTGATACAGCTTTTCTTAAATATATAGATTATGATAAATGCTTTGAAGACTATATAAAAAATAAAAAAATATACTCTGGATTTGGAACACAGCCTCATGTAAAAAATATCATATCAAGTCCATTAAAATTTTTTGAAGAAGAAGATAGAGAAAAAATAAAAAAAGCCACGCATGATTTAAATGCATATTTTTGGTTTAACGAATTGCCTATTTATAATAAAAAATATTTTTTAGATTTTTTAGATTACATTGACTACAAAAACTCTAAATATAAACTTGTTTATAACGATTTTGATTTTATTGTATATGCATATTATTTAATAATAAAAAATTTCGCAACCTTAGACTTTTTAAAAATTGATAATGAAATTATTAGTTTACCAATCGGTTTTATTGAAGAGCAAAAAATAATTGATCCAATAGTTTTTCAAAAAATTGTAGACTATATAAAACCTATGTGGCTTTGCAATTGTATAGATCCTGAATACATGGAAAATGTTTTTAAGCTACATTTAGATCGTAATTAACTAAATAATTATATATGAAATTTAAATATCAAATTTTTGAAGAGGTTATTAAAGAACTGAACGACATCTGTCAAAACAAACTAGAAATTACAAATCATGCTGGTGGAAATCATGTAGGCATAAAACTTGTTGATAAAGAACTTCCTATATCAATTAATGAAGCCGAATATAATTTCATGCAAGAAAGTATAGAGAAACATAATTTACAATTTGGATTCGAATTATCTACTGGAATTGGAATATCTACGCTAGCTTTGGCTAAAGGGTTTAAAAGAACAAGAGGACATCTAATTTCTTTGGATTCTTATTATGAAGAATTAACCTCAAGTATTATCTCTTCTGAAAAACCAATATTTGAATACAACGAAAAAGATATTGAAAATATTAAATTAAATTGTAAGGCATTTAATAACACTCGAAAGATTCTAGATCATTATGGTTTATCTGATTGTGTCGACTTAGAGGTTGGATGGAGTCCAATTGATTCAATAAAATTAATAAAAAATAAAAATAAAAAGTTAGATTTCGTCTTTTTAGATTGTCCTAAATCAGATAAAGAGTTTGAAAGAGATATAGTTTCCTTGCGACCCTTTATATCAGATAAGTATTTAATATGTGTTCATGACACTCATACTTTCACAGAAAGATCTAATGATCTTATTAAAGATCTTTTTAATACTCAAATTTTTAAACTATATGAATACTATAAAAATACTGAATTTTATTCAAACAGACATTATCCGTTAGGAATAGTCACAAACTTAAATATATGATTTACGCAATTGGAAATAGTCATGCTCATTTTTTTACAAATTCACATCCAGCAGACGCAGAAGGAAGGAATAAGAATGAGTATTTTACTTCCTATTCTTTAGGTCCAACTATTGCTTATAATTTTTACGAACATCATTTACAAAAAATAATTGATTTAATTCAATTAAAGAAAATAAATATTTCACCAAATGATTATATCTTGCTCGTTGTTGGAGAGGTAGATTGCAGATGGCATCTTCCCAAACAAGCAGAAGAGCAAAAAAGAGATATACAGGATACAGTAAACGAATGTATAAACAGATTTTTTAGGACGCATTTATTTTTAAAACAAAATGGTTACAATGTTATAAGTTGGGGTGGTCATCCATCTACTACAGCTAGCCATAATGAAGATTCATCTAGTCCAGTTTATGGAAACTGTTTGTATAGGAATAAGATATCTAAAGAATGGGATTCATACTTAAAATACATTAGCCTAATTAATTCCATACCTAATATTAGCATAATAGATGACTTGATAGATGAAAATGGTTTAACAAAAATGGAACACTTTATTGACTATTGTCATTTGGATCATTCGAAATTATTCACTAATGTTTTAAATAAATTTAAACAAAAAAATTTAATAAAATGAAAATTATTTCTCACAGAGCCAACCTAAACGGGAGGAATATATCTACAGAGAACTCTGTACCAGCAATTAATATAGCCCTATACCATGGATTTGATGTGGAAATAGATGTATGGTACAAAAATAATAACTGGTATCTTGGACATGACAAATCACAGCATATTGTAGATGAGTCTTTTTTAGAGAATAAAAAATTATGGTGTCATGCAAAAAATTTAGACGCATTCAGCTTAATGCTTAAAAATAAAAAAATTAATTGTTTTTGGCATCAGAATGACGATTTTACATTAACCTCAAAAGGTTATATTTGGACATATCCAAAGAAAGACACGAAAGATAATTCAATTATTGTACTAACAAATCAAAAAGACAAAATACCCAAAAAATGTTTTGGTATATGCACGGATTTTCCTTTAAAATATATTAAATGAAAATAATTGTAACTGGTGGGCTTGGATTTATTGGTTCGAATTTTATTAAATATATAATTAATAAAAATGAAGTAGACCTAGTAATAAATATAGACACAATAACGAAAAAACATTCTGCATCAAATAAAAAGAATGTAGAATCTATTGAAAATCACCCTAAATATAAATTTTATGATTTTTGGTTAGATACATTAGACTATTCTCCCTCGAAAGAAGAATTCAAAAAAACGATAAAACAAAATAACATAACTCACATAGTTCATTTTGCTGCCGAATCTCATGTAGACAATTCAATATCTGATCCAAGGCGATTTATCCAATCAAATATATTAGGTACATTTAATTTACTAGAAATTATTAGAGATTTTCCAGAGATTAGATTTCATCATATCTCTACCGATGAAGTTTATGGTAGTTTAGGCGAAGACGGAAAGTTTACCGAAACAACAGCTTATGCTCCAAATTCGCCATATTCTGCATCAAAAGCCGCTAGTGATATGCTAGTTAGAGCCTATAATCATACATTTAAAAGTTTAATTACAATTTCTAATTGCTCTAATAACTACGGCCCAAATCAACATAATGAGAAATTTATACCAGTTGTTATTAATTCAATATTAAAAAATAAGAAAATACCTGTTTATGGTAATGGAAAAAATATAAGAGATTGGATTTTTGTTAGTGATCATTGTGACGCAGTATGGTCTATACTGAATAATGGTAAAATTGGCGAAACATATAATGTAGGTGGAAATTGCGAAAAAACAAATCTAGAGATTATTAATGATATTTGTGAAGTATTAAATGTTAATCCTCAAGATTATATCTCTTTTGTAGAAGATCGTAAAGGACATGATTTTAGATATGCAATAGATAATGCCAAAATAAACAAAGAATTAAACTGGTATCCAATCACATGTTTTAAAGACGGATTAAAACAAACAATTGATTTTTATAAAAATTTGTTATAATATAACAATATGAGTTTAAACTTTCAGGAAACCTATTATGGTAAAAAGATAGATACTTCTAATATTTTAAATATTGAAGATGCCAGTAAAATAATTAATGGAAGAAAAACAGTAGTAATAACTGGGGTAACTGGTCAAGATGGAAGTCATATGGTTGACTTTTTGCTTAAAAATACAGATTATCTTATTTTTGGCGGAGTAAGAAGATTGAGCGTATATAATCATGAAAATATTAAGCACGTTAAATCTGATAGATTTCATCTTATAAATTTCGATTTAACTGATTCTCATGCTATATCTAGAACTGTAGAAAAACTACAACCAGATTATTTTATTAACTTTGCTGCCCAAAGCTTTGTTGCAAGTAGCTGGGATTTTGCTAGACAAACTTGGCAAACTAATTCCACAGCAGTTCTTGATATTTTAGAGGCCATAAGACTTTATAAGCCATCTTGTAGACTTTATCAAGCTGGTTCAAGTGAAGAATTTGGAAATGTACAATACACACCTCAAGATGAAAATCATCCATTAAAGCCAAGAAGCCCATATGGAGCAAGTAAAGCTGCTTCTAGACAATTAGTTAAGGTATATAGAGAGTCTTATAATACTTACGCTATTCAAGGTTGGCTTTTTAATCATGAAGGAACTAGACGAGGCGAAGAATTTGTTACTAGAAAAATTACAAAAAATGTAGCAAGAATTCACAACTCAATCAAATCTAATAAAGAATTTAAGCCACTAGAATTAGGAAATATAGATGCGAAAAGAGATTGGAGTGATGCAGAAGATTTTGTAGAAGGTGTTTGGATGATGTTAAATCAAGATAAATATAATCCAAATTATG